AAGTAAGGAACGCCCTTAGTTATTTGGTTGATCAACTCATTATAGATCGGGTAAAGTACAGGAAGAAAGGTGTTATCCCTTCTTTCATCAACCGTGTAATTCGCCAATGAATCCTTGATTATAAACAGTTGAAAATTGACTGAAGCATAACCGCCATAAGACATAACGTTTTCAATGAAATCCGTTCTTAGCCATACAAGGGGGTATTTAGTACCATCCTGTGTAATGCTTTTGTCTTTAGCGGTCATGATGCGCAATACATCGGCGTAATGCCCCCACTGATAGTACAGTGGATAGCCCAGTTTAGTGGCTGCCGCCTGAACGGTTGCCCCTATAATGTCTGGTATGTATTGCGCCGCAAAATTCATATGTTATAAAAATTAATTGGTTTAATTAACGGTAAACATTTACCCTGCTTATAAGTTACAAATTCAGGATAATCGACCGCTTTAGCGTTTAAGAAATCATACATTTCCTTTATCCAGCAAAACATGTCGTTATAAGCCTTGACTTGTTTACGCATAGAATCCGTGCGCGTTGCGTTCTCTGTCTGTCCATCTGCTTCACCTACGCCGGTCGTTAAAGTAGCCTGGTTACGACTCCAATAGTAGTACACGTAATGAGCCGTTAGGCTTGACGTGTAATTAACCGCATCTGGTGTTGCATCGAATTCCGGCCAAACAATCCCGCGCCAACGCTTCATAGCTCCGTTAGCGTCTACGTAATCAGTGCCTAAAACCAGCGCATTAAATCGCGGATCGGCAAGAGCCGGCAAGTCAGCATAAAGCTGCAAAGCCAGGTCATAGCCGATGAGTGAACTAATAAAATCCTTTTCGTAATGCTGAATGAAATATGCAATCTCTTGCGATACGTCAGTCCTGTTACGGTTTGGGACCATTAATTCCCCGATAAAATGCGCTGTTTGCGTGATAAATTCAGGCATGTTTTACTTTATTTGCTTTTAGCAGGTTCTTTCTCTTTTGCAGGCTCTTCTGTGAACCAGCCAGCCTTTACCAGTTTTGCAACGTGGTTAGGGTGGAACTCCACAGCTTCGCCCGCTTTGTGGTGTGGCGCTTTAGAAGTTGCGTACATTGTCACCTTATCGCGGGTGTCAATTGTTTCAACTTCCTCTTTTACTTTTGGCATGTGCTTTATTTTTAGTAGTTAAGAAATAAAAATTACGCTGCTGTGATAGCAGTTTTAACGGCTGCGAAAGTATCATAGATAAATGCGCCGGTGTCGTTGCCTGCCATGAAAGCATGCAAACGGCGTTCACCGATAACAGTTACCAGGTTCTTTTCGAAGTCGTCATTCACCCAGCCGTAAGAGATTGTGAAAGGCTTGTAGTTACGCACTTTATAGCGTGATCCGTCACCAATCAGGAAGCTACCAACAGGGATTTGGTTTGTTTCCACTACACGAACACCGGCAATTGTTTGGCCGTTCTGAGTAGTGAAAGGAGGGAACACATAATGTCCGTCACTCGCTTTTGCCAGATCCAAATTAGCCGCATCAATTGGATTGAGTGCTACAAAGTTAGGGTTGAAGTTCAGGCTTACGATCTGAGCTACAGCCGCACGGATTGCGTCCGCGTTGTTTGGCTCTGTAGTTGTGATAGTAGTTAGAACGTAACCCCCTACGTAAGTATCAATACCTTTCAGGTTTGGCGCTGTGCCGTCACCTGTCAACAGTTGCGCGTCCACCAGCATATCGACTTTGTATTTCAATTCGCTTTCGATTTCAGCCGCCATGTAGTCAATGTCCTCAAGCATCTCAGTAGACACTTTGATTTTATCCGCTACTTTGCGTGCATCGGAAGCAGTTGCTACGATATCAAAATCAATCAAAGGTTTTACCCCGCCTTCAGCGACCATGCCCGCGTTGCCGTCAGGATTGCGTTTTTCACTCCATACGATACGTGCGGATGAGGTGTTGGCCGTATTAACCAGTGTTTCCAGGAATGGACGGTTACGCGCCAAATCCACTAAACCAGGAACGAATTCAGGCTGTGGAATGTACGCAGACGCGCCGGTATTGGTGCTGATCATCATTGTGGCGGCCGCGCGGGTATCAATAGGGATTTCAAAATTACCGGCTCCCGATAATTTGAATTTAGCCCATGCTTCCGCGTTTGCGGCAATGTGTGAACGGATTTGCCCGGCAATTGTCATATCCTTTTTAGCAGGCGTGCCTGTGCCAAGCTCTTTCAGCTTTTGGATTTCCGCCGCCATTGTACGGATTGTCAAATTCATTTGAGCCGTATTACTTTCAGCAATGCTGCGCAATTCCGTGATATCAATGTCCTTCAAAGCTTCTTTCAAAGCTTCTTTCATGGTGTCAGTTGTCGCATAGTTGCGTTTCTGCAAAAGCTCTTCGACTGAGGCGTTGATCTTACCCATGAGCGCCGTTACTTCAGGCGCTTCCCCGCCACCGCCTTTGTCAGGCTCAGGGGCGTAGAATTTGTTAAACCAGTATTTTTTCATCGTAATTCTAATTTAAAATTATCTAATAGTTGTTTATAATCAATACCTGATCGCTTTTGCGGCTCTTCTGTGAGTGGCTTTTCAAGTGTTGCCGGCTCATGGGTTAAGAGTGCTATCTGTCTGGTAAATAATTCTCTCGCTTGTAATTGTTGATCCCTTTTCATGGAACGGATAAATACTTCAATTTCCTCATTTAAATCTGCTCTGTCCTGTGTCAGTTGTTCCATTGAACGAATGACGTGCGTATTCTGGTCACTGCCTATCGTTACTACTGATCCCTCATATAGGTTTACTTCTTTAAGGACAAATGCGTCTAGCTCTTCATCATACTCTACTTTGTCCCACACATAGCCGAAACCTATACTGAATTGGTTAATAGTGCCTGATCTTGTTTGCACTAAAGCCCTTTGACCGTTAGGTACAGAAGGGTCGTCGTCCACTTCCATTTCGAAATACAGGCCGTAATTATCTTCTTTCAAAACACGAAATTGCCCTATTGGGTCATCCTGTCTGTGCTGCCACAACCCCACAATCTTAAATTGTGAACTGCTGTTAGGCCCTCTCTCTTGCAAACTCTTAGCAAATGCCCCTTTGATCAACATTTCCCCGTGCAAATTCACATTGCCGAAAGTCGCTAAGTACCCCTTAATGACATTAGCCTCATCCTGCTTTACCGCACGGGTATTAACGGGAAGATCAATGTAGTTAATTGGCGCTGCTGCTGCCTTGCGCTGTATTATCTTTGGGTGCATTGTTTGCATTGTCATTCATGTTTTTAATGATAGGATTGAGTTTGCCTAATTGCGTTTCATCCATTTCATACTTTTTCAAACTGTACATCGGGTCGGTTCCCGGCGTTCCATTGAATGCCGTTATCCACTCATTGAGTGAGCATAAGCCGTTGTCAAACCGAACTTTCCATGTGTCCCCTTCTGTCTTTGCCGCTGTAGCCTCTTTACTTCTGTCATCCTGTAACACGGCAACGTGTGAGAAATCCACATCAATGTATTTCGGTTGCGCTTGTTCCATCAAACGGAAATATTGCGTGTAAGCTAAAGCGTATTTCTTAGCCAGCGGTATCACTGTATTGATATAAAGGCTCTTCTCATCTGCTGCCTGGTTAGCGTAAGTGCTTTGATCCTTCCGGGGCATTAACGATAGCGGTACGCCAATACAGGCGTAAATAGCGGCTGCGTCGGCTAAGGTCTCATCAAACGGTAACAGCTCTTCAATGCTCATACCGATACGTAGGTAGTCCATCGGTTGATCGGTAATAGCGGTTAAATCGCGATTCCCTGTAACCCCATAGGTGTTATTGTAATCCTCTCTTACCTGCTTTTTCTCATCGTCGGTTAATGCTACAGATCCGCTTGCATCACTCTTACGACTCACAAGCAATCCCAGCGCCCCGCGTTTAACGTAGATTGCGCCCCTTGCTTCATATACTGCAATGAGGTTAGCGATTGCTTTTTCCGCACTGAGTAGAGGGCTTTTACCGTCCAAAGGGCCTAAGCCGTCGCGTAGGTTACTACGAATAATAGGTAATACTTTCACAGGGTTATAGCTCTTAAGCTGTCCCGCGTCTGTAGTCCTGTATTCCTGCACAAAGTCATTTAGCTTTGTGGCAGTGTACAGGCTATAAGGATTTTTATAAACTACTGTAGTATCTTGAGGCTTGAAATTGAAGGCCGCGACCACATCACTAAATGCTATCGGTTCTTCACCTCTTAGCAGCACGTCCGGTATGTTGAAGTATTGGTACGTTTTACCGGTTACCAGTTCAAAACAAACCGCCTCCTGTATGAAGGTCATGAAATCCTGAACCGCGTTAGGTGTGTTGAAGAGCCGGTTAAAATCCGGGTCCTTATCAATCACTTTATCCGTTTTCCAGTACTTATACTGGAAACAGCCCTGTGCCACTCGTTTAGCTACCTCATTGATCGGGGCGAATATCTCGGGAATAGAATAGAACAATTCAAGTAAATTCGCATCTGTGCGGCTGCAGTAGAAAATGCCCCTATATAATTTAGAAAAGTCAGCGGTTTGCAAATTGTACGTGTGACCCTCGGGGGTTACTTCGTACAATGGCGCATGACGTTGTTCACGTCCTGCTTTCATTTCGAAACTGCCTAGTTTTAGTGAAAATGCCAACTTGTCGGTTTATTCGCGCTAATATATACACTTTTGGCAGATTATTAAAAATTTTTTAAAATAAGGTGTGTATTTATTTGGATATATTGAAATAGGTTTATAGTTTTGAATCTAAATTATTTGATATGCCATATACAGGTAAAGAGATTGAACATTGCGGTATTTGGTCTGATTCGCGTTTCGGTGAACAGCTAAACGACAGCAATAGTATAGTTTTCTTCTTCTGGTCAGCTGGTAGCTGGCTGAAGGAGCGCCATCACGATACAGATCGGGTTGCCGTGTGGAAGGTTAAAAGTTTAAAACCTAAAAACGATAATAATGGACACTTCAATTAAAGATCAAATACAAAACATGCGTCTAGCGATCTTAGACGCCATAGCCGCCTTTGAAGAGGAAACGGGCTTGTTAGTTACCGATATAGAAATCAATCGTGCTCCCTTTCCTCACGATAAAAAGATTGCCCACATTCAAATAAAAGCAACATCATGACAATCGAACAACGTGATCAGGAATTAAAGCAATTGTACTTTAAATTCTTAAAGCAGGAAAAACGCTTGAAAAACATAACTGTTTTTCTAGGAAAACACCCTTTTAAACGTGTAAGACGAAGCATTGAAAAAAGCATGCAGGTTGTGAAGATAATGTCACGGCTTGCCGTAATTAGAAATCAAGCGTGTATTATCGCTTCAACCCCTATACCGAAATATCCGGAAGGTGGTACGGTTAGGCGCTGGGAAGGACCGAAACTTAATACCTTTCAAAACATACCCAAAGGACTAGGAAAAGGTGAATCGGTAATTATGGGAGTGCCAAAAGGATTAGGTAAGGGTTGCCCAGAGGGCGTAGATAAAACCGGACAAAATTGCACAACAAAAAAGCCGTTAAATTAATAACGGCTTTTTCTTTAACTCTAAACGTAAGAAATATGGTGGTCGCCTCGCAGGCTAACAAGATAAATCAATTCCACAACTTTACAAAGTGTTTCCTGTAAAATGTTGAAAGCATGGCCAATGAATCCGGGGCATCATCTTTAGTCGTGCTTCCGTCCTTCATATAAGCGGTTAAGCATTTCATGAACGCTTTATACTCTTTCCCCTGATCATCTGGATGCAGGAAAACGCAATGGTTCTTTATCCATGCGGATTCAGCTAATATCCTCACTCCCTTATTCGCTGTATTCTTTATAATCCTGATATCACAATTCCTGTAACGCTTTTGTACGTTACTGCGAATATCCTTGCCGAATAATATCCATGCACTAACCCCTTCAATTTCCACGCTGTTATATTTCCCATCTACGATTATATCGCTTATACGCGGAAGCGTTATATCTGTCCCGTCATTATTGTACAGCGCTTCAGTTATGAAAATCTTATCCTCGTATAGGTCGCCGGTAGGCATTGCCGTATTATCCCCTAAATCCGCGGGATCTATAGCCGCGTGCTTGTAGTCCGCTTTCCTGCCTTCTAAGTCTGCTTTGCGGAAATACTTTAACTCTGAAGCCGGGAAGAGCAGGCCTTTTAATTCAGCTGGTTCCTGTTGATACTCTGCGTTCCAGATGTCCTCATCCGTATCGGCCTTAATTGCCTGGTATTGCTCAGTCGTTTTAACGTCCTCGCAAAAAGTTTCGCCCTTCTCATCGAGTGCTGCAATCTTTATCTCAATGTCAAGTGTGCCACGATCTGAAGCAACCCCAATCAAATCCTTTGTGGTCCACCTGGTACCGATCAATATTTCAGGGCAATCCTTCTCTTTACGGCTGTCGTGGTCCGATTCTTTCCACTTAACCGTATCTTCTTGCACCTTCGGACTGAGAGCGTCAATAAGGCCCGTATAGGCGTCATCTATTATAGCTACAATGTCAGCGCCCAAGCCCAGGATATTACCGCCTACACCATTACCGAAATAGGCAAAGCGTTTAGAACTGGTAAGCGCCCAACGCTTTACCCCCTTATTGAAAGGGTGCAATTCTATTTCTGGAAATACTTCCTTAAACCGTAAACTCTTTGCCTCATCTGAACCAACTACATTGCGCACATCCTTTGAAAAGGCTTCATACAGATCATAAGTAGAGCAGTTGCGCATGATAGCGCCTTGTGGTTTATTGCCCAGTGACCAGGCACAAAAGAGAGTAGTTATATAAGATTTACCGGCACGGGGAGGCATGGAGACGGACACCCGTTTTACTTTGCGTTCGTGGATAAGCTGAAACGTTTCGGCTACTTGTTTCAGAAAAGGTCTTTTACTGAAAAATTCCTCATCGTAGTATAGGCAGAAATGCCAAAAGGATTTTGCAGCAAGCGCTTTAATCGCTCCTTCCCTTATTATCTTACTAAGGTTTTGCTCCACCGGCCTCTACTATTTTTTGAAGTTGTTCAACTGTTAAATCTTTCAGGAAAGAAAGGTCCATCGTATTGTTGTTAGTGATCATTGCCCCATTAACAAACAACTTAAGGTATTCCCCTAATTTCTCTAAAGCTTTATTAGGATCTGCCAATTTGACCTTTAACCCGTAACGGGTAGGTTCGATTCCAGTGATTGCCCCAGCTATGTCATCCGGCCACTGGGAAGGCGGCAATAGGTTTTCCTGGTCATCAAAAAGTTTGCGTGGTTCGGCAAAAGCTATCTTCGCTAAACGGCCTAAAATCTTATTCGCATCGAAGTCAATAGCCTTGCTGCGTCTGAGTTTGAAGATTTGGACCTTCTTTTGAATACTGGGATTTTTCAAAAGGTAAGTGGCCCAAGAACCAGCACTTTTAGTGTTGTACCCGGCTTTCCTTGCTGCCTCCGATCCATTGCCGTCGATTGCATAAAACTCACAAAAATCGTTCTGCCTTTGGTTTAAGATAATAAGTCCGGCCTCATTAGTAAAAAAATCATCCTCTACGATGTCTAGCATCTCATCGACTGACATTCCGTCATTAAAATCTTCAAACGCAGAAAGCTTGACCGGTTCGTCAAGCTCAATCTGTTCTTTAGTAAGTGGTGCTTTTCTTCTTATTGGCACTGGAAAAGTGAATTAGTTCAATTGCAAGTTACTACAATTCATTTGAAAGTCTAATTATCAATGTTTGCATGTCAGGCTCATCATAAGTAACCTCCTTGAAGGTATCTTGAAAGCATTCGTAAGGCGCAAAACTATATTCCTGAAAAAGTGGATCAAATTTAAATTCCCCCATTTCCAGTAAAAATCTTAAGATTAAAATTGAAGTTTACAAATTTCATCCTATTATTTTTATTGGTGTTAAAATGCGCCATCCCTCACGGGTTTTTCTGAAAACAAGCTCCTTAAGGTCAGGCGTTTCAAAAAGGTTTATGTTCTGTGCATCCTGCAGTATAAGCGGTACACGTTTGATACGGCCCACGGTTAATTTAACCGCACTGAGTTGGTGCAGGATTGTCGTAAAATCCTGTAATGTGATTTCTGGCTCAGTCATTCTCAAGTTTTTTAATTCGTTGCTCCAAATCCTTCACTTTGTTATCGAGATCATCTATTTCATCTGAAAGTATGCTTACGATAACCCCTAAAATGACAAAAAGTATTATTTCCCACATAGTTTTTAACGTTTAAAGCCGCCTGGGCCATAGCCTACAAAATGTTGTTTACTGGTGGAAGGGCAAGCGGTTGACCCCCAGGAATTACGGCCAACGCCACAAGAAATTAAAACAAGGGCCAGTAAAAAGACCCAAACGATCCAGATTTCGATAAAGACTTTCATAATATTTAAGTTTGTTTCTGAATTCAAAAGTATATCGAAATATTTATACCTCCAAATATTTACATGATTATTTTTTAAGGTTTTTTATTTTCGCTCTTACGTAATTCATGAAACTATTCTGAATATCTGTTTTGCTGTTGGTAGATCTCGCTATTTCCTCATCCACAGTGCCGCACATTACTAACTTTGTATTAGTAACCGTGTGTAGCTGCCCTTGCCTATCCAGCCTTGCGATTGCCTGCAACCACTGTTCAAGACTTGTAGGCATATTAAACCAGCCCATTAAGTGGCCGCCTGCCTGCATATTTAATCCATGTCCCATGCTTGCCGGGTGACCTAATAGAAAAGGGATTTTGCCGGCGTTCCATCTATCCAAATCTGCCTTGCCTGAATACTTAACCGGCTTAAACTGTTTCAACTTTTTATCGATCCGTGCCAGGTCATGTTTGAAAGCATACAGACAAAGAAAGGGTTGCCCTTGTGCCGCTTCCAGTAATTCGCCTAAAGCTTCTATTTTTTCGTCGTGTATCTCAATCGTATTGCCGTCCTCATCGTAAATAGCCCCACCTGCGAATTGCCTTAATTTCGTATAAAGTGCCCCTGCGTTAACTGCGGTTATTTCCTCCGCCTCTGCTAGCTCAAGTATTTTTTCTTCCTCAAAAGCTTTATACTGTTTCAGTAGTTTATCGCTCATATGCAAATTCATGTCTACATCTACCCGTTTAGGCAGGTCCAGATGATCTACAGCTCGCATACTAATGCAAATATCTTCGATAAGGCCCGAAATCTCTTTATCGCAACCGTTTCTTACCTTGTACCCTCCATAGTCCCCTTTCTTTGTAAAATACGCCTCCCTGTAGCCTGTAATCGTTTTTCCCAGCCTTTCGCCCATGTCCAACAAATAGAGTTGGCTCCACAGATCTATTAAGCCATTGGGCGCCGGGGTACCGGTAAGGCCTACAATCCGTTTAACAAAAGGCCGCCATTTACGAAGGGCTTTAAATCTTACTGCATCATTGTTCTTAAAGCTGGAAAGCTCATCAATGACAATCATATCAAACGGGCACTTTGCACCGTACAGGCCGCAAAGCCACGGCACATTATCCCGGTTAATTACGTAGATATCCGCCTTTGCGGCCAAAGCTTTTTTGCGCTGTTTCACATCTCCTAAGATCAGGGAAAAAGTAAGGTGCTTCAAGTGATCCCATTTTTTCGCCTCTTCGTGCCAA